CGGCACTCACACAGTCACAGATGATTTAATTGGCCCCTATGTATTTACCGCCGCCATCACAAATGCTGACATATTGGAAAAGAACATTATCCCAGCCGGAAACGCTGCGCTGTCTGGCCTCACAACCTATGTGGGAAATGCCAACGTCGAAGCTGCCGTTTTGGCTATTTCTGTCGAAATCTTCCAAGCCAGAACTGCCGCTGGAGGATCAATCGAAGGCGTAGATTTTGCAGTTACACCTTACAGACTTTCAAAGAATTTATTGGCAAAGGTAACTGGCCTGCTTGGCCCCTATCTTGATACCGATGCGATGGTGGGTTAATGCCTGCCTCAACGATTTCAACGGATATTCGCGGCGGAATCAAAACCGCTTTAGCTGGGGTCACGGCAAACGTTTATGATCACGTTCCAGAACCACCCATTGTCCCAGCTGTGGTTATTGTGCCGGACTCGCCCTATATGGAATTGGAACTTATCAGCAAAACTGTAACTCGCGTTAAATTAAATTACACAATTACGGCTTGCGTTGCCTACCTTTCGAATCCTGCATCATTAGATAATTTGGAAAAATTAGTCATTAGTATTCTTGGAGCGTTAAACGCTTCCAAGTATGAGTTATCAATTGTCGAGAGACCTTCGGTAACTCAAGTCGGGACGACCAACCTTCTCGTTTCCGATATTCGCTTGAGCGTCCGCTACGAGCAAACAAATTAAGGAGAAAGTATGCCAACGACAGTAATCACCGGTCGCGATGTCACTTTCACGTTGGACTCGCAGTCCTACGATGCTCAGGCGACATCAGCTACCCTCGCTTGCGAGACAATCATTGAGACCTACCAGACTCTTGATGGTCGCGCTTACAAGTCCACTGATAAACAATGGACATTCACAATTGAATTGTTACAAGATTGGGGCGCAACTGGTTCCCTATTCGAAGCAATGTGGGCTGATGCAGAATCGGCACCTAATACGACTCTTGCAGTATCTTTCACCGCTGCAACTGGCGCAGTGTTTGCTTTCAACGTATTGCCAATTTTCCCAAGCGCCGGTGGAGCAGCACCATCCGCACTAACCGATACTTGGACAATGACAGTAGTTGGAACTCCAACAGAAACCTTCAGCTAAGAGATCGGAGCATCGGGAGCAATGAAATCAGAAATTACAATTACATATAACTCGGGCGAGCAAGCTACTTATGTGGCCCAACCGCCCGAGTATGCCAAGTGGGAAAAGACAACTGGCAAGTCGTTGAACGATCTCGGTGGTGTCTGGGACGTAATGTTCTTGGCCTACAACGCGATGAAACGCGAAGCGGCTGGCAAACCTGTCAAATCCTTTGAAGTATGGATGGAGACTGTCGCCGATATTGAAGTGGTGAATCGAGACCCAAAAGTTTCGCAGTCGGAAGCCTAAATTATCTTCTGACACTCTTGGCAATAGAAACGGGAATCCCGAAGCAATTTTGGGATGATGCGGATGATATTTACACCGCATTGGATATATTGAAGGAGAGAAGTGGTGGCCGGTGAAACGATTACTTATGATCGTTCAGAACTTCGCGACATCCTTAAAGCCTTCAAAGCTATGGATCAAGCGGCCGTTGATGAGGCCAGAACCCAGTCCAGCGCTTTGGCACTATACGCTGCCAATGAAATCAAAGCCTATTCGATCACGAGAACCTTTGGACAGGCCGCTGTCAATCGCATCGCAACTGGCGTTAGGATTAGTAAATCATCCAAGATTGGCGAGTTCAGTTACGGATTTGCAACTCAGCGCTTTTCTGGTGGCGGAACAACTCAAAAACTCTGGGCAGGTTACGAGTTCGGCTCTAATCGTTACCCTCAGTTCCCAAGACGCACCCCTAACAAAGGACGAGGTAACTCTGGGTACTTTATTTACCCAACACTTCGCAAGATTCAGCCTGAATTAGTGCGAAAATGGGAAGAAGCCTTCGATACAATTTTAAAGAAATGGGGATAACAAATGGCCGGTAATAGAACGCTCAAGTTATCCATCCTTGCTGACGTTGATGATCTGAAGAAAAAACTCGGTCAGGGCGAAACGGAAGTATCAAGTTTTGGCGACAAATTAGGTGAATTTGGAAAGAAGGCTGCCGCTGCCTTTGCCGTTGCCGCCGCTGCCGCAGCTGCTTATGCCGGCAAGTTATTGGTTGATGGCGTCAAAGCAGCAATCGAGGATGAGAAAGCTCAGGCGAAATTAGCGACCACATTGAAGAATGTCACCGGCGCAACAGATGCACAAATTGCGTCAGTCGAGGAACAAATAAAGCAATTGTCGCTGGCTAATGGCATTGCTGACGATGAATTAAGACCTTCCTTTGAAAGATTAGTCCGCGCCACAGAAGACGTCACTAAAGCGCAGAATTTACAGAAGTTGGCTCTGGACGTCGCCGCTGGATCAGGTAAATCGCTCGAAAGCGTTTCTGCGGCTCTGGCTAAAGCATATGATGGCAATACCTCAGCTCTGACAAAACTGGGCGTCGGACTATCTACCGCTGAATTGAAGTCAATGACTTTCGAAGAAGTCACTAAGAAATTATCTGACACCTTCGGCGGTCAGGCCACAACTCAAGCCGACACGTTTCAAGGACGCTTACAGAGACTGCAAGTTGCCTTCGATGAAGCAAAGGAATCCATTGGCGCTCGACTCTTGCCAATACTTACTAATCTCGTCACATACTTCACCGATAATGTCGGGCCAATCGTTGATACTGTCAAAGACAAAATCAAACCTTTGACGACAGCAATTGAAAACAACAAAGAGGAATTTAAGGCGTTATGGAACTTTGTCAAAGATTTCTTAGTTCCCTTTATGAACGCTGGTCTCAAACTAGCCTTTACCGGTCTAGTTAGTTCAGTAACCACTTTAGTCAATATTGTCGGACGAGCTGTTAATTTCTTCCAAAGCCTTTATGATAAATATAAGCAATTTGTGGATTTCCTAAAGAACAACCCTTTAAGCAAATGGCTAGGTAACGTCAATCCTTTCAGTAATAGTAATTTTGTTAGGACTGGATTTGACGATGATACTGGTGACACAATAAGAAGTGTCGTATCATCCAATCCCTTCGTCCCCAATCAGCCCTTTACGCCTTCACAGGCCTACTTAGATGCTGTTGCCAGAACTGAAGAACTAAAGAGCAAAACGGCAGAAATTCGAGCAAGAATCGAAGCTAGAAAATCTGGTGCTACGGAATCCTCAAGTGGACTTACAATCAACGTATTATCTCCTTCTGTCATTGATCGCGAAGGATTTAGCAGAGCTGTGGTAGATGCGCTTAATGAATCCAATGCTCGTAATGGTGGCGGCGCTGCCGCACTCTTGGGCGGTATAACTGCGTAATGACTATATGGACTCCGACTTACCGAGTTAAAGTCAATGGCGTAACAGTCACCGGAGCCACTCTCGGAGGATTAAATATCACTTCGGGACGCACCGATATTTACTCTCAAGCCCTCGCTGGTTATTGCAATCTAACCTTATTAGAAACAAATGAAACTGACATAACTTACGATATAAACGATTCGGTGACTATAGAGGTCACAAACGCGTCGGGCAGTTATGTCTATCTTTTTGGCGGCTTTATCACTGACGTCAATATTATTGTCCAGAATTCTGGTTCATCGGCTTTGACTCAGAGAATCCAAATCATTGCAGTTGGCGCTTTAGCCCGTCTCAATAGAACGATATTCTCAGGAAACCTAGCCCACGAATTTGACGGCACTCGAATTGCTGGACTGCTTGATGATGTCCTCTACAAAACTTGGAACGATGTTCAAGGCACAACGACGTGGGCAACCTATGATCCGACAATTGACTGGCTCAATGCTGAGAATGCTGGTTATGGAGAGATAGACGTTCCGGGAGATTATGAACTTCATAGCCAGACTGGGGTGAGCGATACTATCTACAATCTTGTCGCCGCAGCTGCTCGGTCGGGTCTTGGTTATATTTATGAAGATGCTCAAGGTCGAATCGGCTACGCCGACTCAACCCACAGAGCGACTTATTTGGCCGCCAATGGTTATGTTGATTTAGACGGAAATCACGCAATCGGCCCAAACCTTCAGATCTCAAAACGAGCTGGCGATATTCGCAATTCTGTGACTATTGGTTATGGCGCTGATGGTTCCTCAGAAGTAACCGATTCTGATGCCGCCTCAATCGTCCTATATGGAGAACTTGCTTCGCGCATTTCAACGACCTTAAGACATCAGGCTGACGCACAAGCTCAAGCCGCGTTCTACTTACTTATTCGCGCTTATCCTCAATATGAAATGCGGCAAATTACCTTTGCTCTAGGCAACCCAGAAATTGACGATTCTGATCGAAACTCGCTTCTCGGCGTATTTATGGGTATGCCGGTCAATATCAACAATCTGCCAACCAATATGGTCGAGGGCAGTTTTCAGGGATTTGTCGAAGGATGGACTTTCACCGCTAACTTAAATTCGCTCAATGTAACTCTGACTGTCTCGCCTTTGTCTTATTCGCTTCAGGCAATGCGCTGGAATTCGGTTCCGGTCACAGAGACTTGGAATACCATTAACCCCACTTTGGACTGGCTTGCCGCTACAATAGTCGCCTAGAAGGAGAAATTATGCCGAGCACCACAAATTTTGGCTGGACTACGCCAGCCGATACAGATTCAGTCAAAGACGGGGCTTCGGCCATCAGGACTTTGGGTAATGGGATAGATGCTTCATTACTTGATCTCAAAGGTGGCACAACCGGTCAAGTCTTAAGTAAAAACAGCAATACTGATTTGGATTTTACTTGGGTTACTAGCGACGACGCGAACGCAATTCAAAATGCAATTGTTGATGCTAAAGGCGATTTAATAACGGCAACCGCAGCTGACACTCCTGCTCGATTGGCAGTCGGAACTGATGGTCAATACTTGACTGCCGATTCGACAACCGCTACGGGCTTGAAATGGTCTTCGGCTAGTGCTGGTGGATTGACTTTACTTAGCACAACGACACTTTCAGGCACTTCAACTACTATCAGCTCGATCAGCGGCTCATACAAAAATCTTATGCTCATTGTGGATAACCTTATTGACAATGGAACAGGCGATACAGTCTTTTTAAGATTTAACAGCGATTCCGGAACAAATTATTGGTGGAATGGTTATTACTCTCGAGATGACAACGGCACAATTGGATTAGTTAATTATACTTCCGGTCGAGCTGGTTCGACAAGAGCAAATATTATTTATTTGACTGGCACAGGAGATAACAACAAAAACAAAGGTCGCGCAGTTATCAACCTTTATCGCTATACCACGACTGGTGGAGTTTTCTTTGATGTGGATTCAAACTCACAGAAATCAAACACTTGGACACAAAGTCAGCACACCGGCGGTGTCTATAACAATTCTGCGGCAATCACTTCGATAACTGTCGGAATTGCATCAGGAACAATTGACGGCGGCACAGCGTATCTATATGGAGTGAACTAATGAGCAATCCAATTATCAAAATCGTCAATGCTGAAACAGGCGAAGAAATTGAACGCGAAATGAACGCGCAAGAATTGGCTCAATACAAAATAGATCAAGCAGATGCCAAAACCGAGCGCGAACAAGAAGAAACGCGTATCAAAGCCAAAGAAGCAGTTCTAGCAAAACTAGGCTTGACTGCCGAAGAAGCTGCGGTGTTGCTTGGCTAGGCTCTGCAAAGCCGGTCAGCAATTAAGGGAGCAAATAGATGACGACTATCCTGATCGCGACCGCAAGTCTGATGGCTGGATTGCTGATGCTCGCCATATGGCGAAAGGCACTTCAGACCATATACCGCAAGATGGAATAGTTCGCGCTTTAGACATTGACGCTGATCTCAATGCTCACAAAGAAGAGGCTTATGCCCTTGTGGAGAAGATTCGCAAATGCGCCAAGCGAGGCGATAAGCGTATTAAATACATCATTTATGACGGACAAATTATGAGTCCAATTATGAATTGGAAGCGCAGAAAATACAGAGGTGCTAACCCTCACCGGTCGCACTTCCACGTTAGCTTTACAACTTTGGGAGACAAAGACGGCAGCTGGTTCGACCTTGAAGGAGATAGACAAAATGGCAGAATTGAAACTGATGGCGGGAACGTGGGCGAAAACATTCGTCGCGACGGCTCTCTCGACATACCTCTCAGTGGGTCTTCAACCCGATTACATTCTCAATGCCGCACTTGTGAGTGTATTGCCTTCCGTGATTAATTGGCTCAACCCCAATTACGAGCGTTACGGCAAAATCAAGTAATGGCAGCCTCCGACCTCGCCGCGACTATCGCCAGCGTTCTCGGATCAATCGGCCTTCTTATCGCCGGACTGAGATACATCATCAAACTTGAGAATATCCCCATAGTGTCGCGCCTCGACAAGATGGAGTCTCAGTTAGAATTAGCCCTCTCAGCAAAGGTGGCTAGAAGTGGCAACAAGAAAACGCGTTAAGAAGCCAGTCAAGAAGGTGGCAAAACGTCGCAAGACGACGAAGGAGCCAATTCTTACGAAGCTGGATTTCTGGGCTATTGCTGCCAAAGAAGTCTATGACGCTTGCCGCAAAGCCGGTATGGACGAAGGCACAGCTCTAGCCTTTGCGATGGATAGAAGCTCTTATCCTGATTGGATTGTTGATCCAAGCGACCCAATAAAGAATCCGCTCGATGATTGGGAAGAGGACGACTAATTTACCTTCGCGAGGTGGAACTATTTGAGGCGCTTAAGTCGGTTTATCCGGACTTAACGCCAGTCTCACCGACCGACCGCCACGACGGCATCACCAGCGATTCCTATATTGAGATGAAGTGCCGACGCACTCATTACCCAACCCTACTGATTGAGAAGAAGAAGTGGGATTATCTGGCCGAAATAAGGGCTAGGACGGGCGCTAGGACGCTTTATATTAACTCCACCCCACAAGGGGTCTATCAGTTTGACTTAGGGGCTATAAACGAGCCTGAGTGGCAATTAAAGGCCCTTCCAGACAAAACCGATTACGCCAATAAAGGGCTAGTGGAGAAGCTCTGTGGGTTCTTAGACCTGCGACACTCCGAGTTGCTTCTTGTATAAATCCATTTAATTAAATACATTTATCCCGTAAATCCATTTAAGGATTACAGAACGGGAGCGTAAGTGATAAATAATCCAGCAGTAATTCGATTTGATTCTACTTCTGGCGCTTGGTCTGATGGTAAGAATTACGTCAAAGGCCAGATAATTCGCCGATATGCAATTGAGTCGCTAGGTAGAAAATCAGTAAGAGGACGATTGAGCAGAGAAGAAATCTCGGCTTATTGGCTCGACCGGTTTGGGGTGAACGCTGATGTCGCATAACCTCACAGCTGAACAAATAGTGACCCTGCTCATTATTGGGTTCATTGGATTCTGGCTTGTATATGCCTCACTAGAGTCGGCTAAAGCGAAAGCCTTTAATGAAGGTTACAAGCGCGGAAGGGCCTCGAATCAATATGTCAGAGAGATCGTTAAGTGACTGGCTCTCGGACGCTGGTGACACCCTCGACGACAGGGGGCTTGAATATGGCGATCCGAGACACAATCTATTACGCATTTACAAAATCGCGAGATTGCTCGGTATTCAGCTCAGAGACCCAGCTGACGTGGCGCTGCTATTTATCGCGA